TGATGGTGGGTCGTGTGCGATTCGAACGCACGACCATCGCATTAAAAGTGCCTTGTAATACCTTTTAATCAACCTTAACCATACCAAAAACAAACACTTATAGAAATAATCGGTATGGTTAAGGTTGGTTTTGGTTGGTCTGGATGGAAAGAAAGTGGAAAGATTGTCTAGGCAGCTACGTTCATAAAAACGGCTTTCGTTTGCGGTATGGGTCTTTCTGTTTCCGGAATATCTTCCAAGTGGAATTCCAAGGCTTCGGCCATTAACGCTTCGGTTTCTTCTATTGTTTCCGCTGCCGCAACGCAACCGGGAACATCCGGGCTATAGGCTGAAAATCCGTTGCCTGATTTTTCTATGATCACTAAATATTTCATAACTCGATACCTGCCTGTTTAACAATGTTCTTTAATGTATCCGGTGCCAGTTCCGCGCTGGGTTTGCCTGCAACTGTCACTTTTCCCGGTTTTGTTGGGTGTTTAAATTGTCGGTGACTGCCTCGGGTTTTGACCAGTTCCCAACCGTCCTTATTCAATAATCGTAATATTTCGCTGACTTTCATTGCTTGGCCTTTTTTAGTTTTTCTGTGTATTCATTAGCTCTATTGCAGTGAAAGATTACTTCTTTTTTCAGCCAGGCTACTTGTTGTTCTAGTTCTTCTATTTTTTGCTTTTCGCTTGGTTTTTGTATCGCCTGGTCTAATAGGTTTTTTTGTTTGGCTCTGTATCTGCGTTGTTTTTCAGCGTTTGTAAGGGCTTTTCCTGTGTTGGGTCTGCCTTTTTTCTTTATTTCTGTTGTCATTTCTTTATTTTGGTAACGTTACGATAAGTCAATTATACATTAATTTATGGTAACGTTACCTTAATTATTCGCAGTGTTGTTGCCAAACGCCGTTTATTTTTGCTGGTTTGCATTGTGCTTGTTGATCGATTTTGGGTGATCTTATTTTGTTTGAGTGGATGCTTTTTCTTTTGTTTTCTATTTCTTTAAAGGGTCTCATTGCTGCATCCATCATTTTTTTTCCTTCTAGTTCTAATTGTTTTATTTGTGCTTTTGTTCGTTCATTATCAATAGCTAATTGTTTTTCTAATTCTTTTAGTTCTAAGTATTCTAAATATTTATTCCATATTCCTATTACTGTTGATGCTGCAATTATCGCAAAAAATACTTGGATGAATATTTTATGTTTTCTGTAAAAATTTTGGGTTTCTTTGGGTAAGCTTTTTTCTTTATATGTTGGGTTTTTTAAGTTTTCTGGTTTGGGATTTTCTTTATTGTTATATTTTTCGTTGATTTCCTTTATCATTTTTCTATCTTTGTTCCATTCAATCTTTCTGTATTTATCCATCTTCCCCTTACCCTTTCCGCTATTGCGAACCCGTTTTTAGATTTACTCTGATTTTTTCCAACTCCGGGCTGATCTGCCCGTATTCCGGCATTGTTTCGCCAAACACCAGCCAAAACTTGAACTCCGGCCACAATTTCGCTAGTGCTTCGATGTGTGACTCGTTCGCTACTTGTTTTCCTATTTCCACTGCTTGCCAAGTGTAGTCTGCTATTCCTGTTTCGTTCTCAAGTTTTCGCCTGCTTAAGCCTTTGAATTCTCTTAGGATTTTTATTCGTTCGCCTATCATTTATGCATATTTCCTAAATATTTATTGACTACATCTATTTTCTTTAGTAATATTTCCTAAAGTTTTTAAAAAACCCCCATAACCAACCACAACCAGCCAATCGCGGCTAAAGGTGCAACATGGAACAAAATCAAGCGAATGTCAACGTAACCCTGCCGATTCAAACCTTTGTGCCGTTGATGACACAAAAACAGTTCGCCGAACTGAGCGGTTTATCTCGGGATGCCGTGAAAGCTCAAGTAATCAATGGCTACTGGCCGTCTGTAAAGGTAGGCAAATATCGCATGATCAACCTTATTAGTTTGGTCGATCAATTAAAAGTGGCTGAATCTGAAATTGTGGGGGGTTGATATGAACGTATCTATGAAATTGGTTAAAGAAACCTTATCTATGTTTTTGGATTCGTTCGATCGTGAAGCCGATTCTATTTTGAGCTGTTTAATTAATGGTTCTATTGAATGTGATGAGGCGCGCAGACGTTTAGAAACTCGGTTTTATTTGTTTAACGGTCGTATGTGTGGTATCGATAGTTTGCTTTGGTTAGTACATTCTGATATTCAAGATATAGTGTCTTCTAATCGTGATTCTTTAAAAGCTCGTTTTGATTATTATTATGATCGTATATCAAAAATAGTTGTTCAACGTATTCTTGATTCTTCTTATTCGCCTGTTTTCGGTGCTGATACCGAGGCCGTTGAAACCGTTCTTTTACCGCCTGAAAAATCCGATTCGGAACAACCTGTTGAAGCTGTTTTTTCTGTAAAAGAATGTCCGCTTTGTTTGGGTGCCGGTTATCCCGAATCGTTTGATTTTAGTCTATGTAATAACTGTTCTGGTTCCGGTTTTATTTCTTCCGATTCCGGGATATTATCTTTTAGTCCTTTTCCTTCTACTTTCGCCGGTTCAAAGCGTCATTATTTCCGCAATATAACCTTTATGCCCGGTTGCGTTAAGCGGCATTCTTTAAGTGCTTTTAATCGGCTTACGTTTCGAACGTTTTCTAATCGGCTTTCTAAGTCTTTTCCTTTATACGATAAATTTAAGGAAATACGTTATGTCTGACATATTAAAAGATGAATTATTGGACGGCGAAATAGATTTTCCCGTTAAATTGGATGCTCAAGAGGCGTTGAAAAAAGAGCGTAACTATCGTACTGCTATTTCTTCTTCTAATTATTTGAAACTCGAAAAAGAATCTACCCGGCGTGGCGTAAAACCGTTCACCTTAACTAAATCGGTGATGACGTTATATGTTAATCGTCAATTGATTTATATCCGCGATTTACCCGAATCTCTTCAAGAACAGATTCGCGAATATTACAAAACCGAAGATAAGGCGTTATTGCCATGATGTTCGTTTTTGAAGCTTTCCTGACTGATCAGGCCGGACGGAGCCGCGGTATGGGGTATGCCGTTTTTGCCCGGCGTTTACGGGCCCTGTCAAGGCCGCGTAGCGTTCACTTTAGCCTTGACAGGGTTCGGGCGTCGGGCATTGTCGGCGTAATCCATAAAGCGGCTCCGTCCGGCCCGATTAGGCTGGATGGTGAGCGGGTGGGGCTATCTAATAAAGCCGCCTTGGCGTCTTAATATGATCGAAACCACGGTTGAAAAAACGTCTTATTTACAGTCTTTAATTGATGAAATTAATAACGATTTAATTAATAAGGATTTAACCGATAAGCAGATAACTATAAAAAAACGGCTTTTAAATAATTATCAAATTTCGATTAAACGTTTAAATCGTTTTCAATTAAAAAATTTGATATAGGTTTTTATTTCTTTTTCTTATTTATTTTTATGTCTTATTTAAACGGGAAACCCTGGTATTTTGTTTTGATATGGGTGTTTTATGAACTTACCCTATTTTTTACTGTCGTTTTTTTGACTTATTATGCCTTGGGTTGCGAAGATAGTTCATTCTTTGATATTGAACATATTCGTTTTTTTATTCGGAGTTTTGATTTTATGGAAACCTTAATTACTGTTTGGTTTTTTATTGCTTCACCTGTTTTATTGCTTATTATATTTGCGTTTCTTAATTATATATTTAAGCATGCTTAATAACCGCCTGGGTAAGCGGCTAATCTGCCCATTTTATTAATTTTCAAACAAGGTAAAACTATGTCACTCGATCAAGCCTTAATGGAACAAATGCGTACCACTGTTGTGGGTAACGTGGAATCCGTTACTAAATATGAAATTGATGCCGGTTCAAAAGGCGGCTCTATTTGGGTTACAAAACCCACTACCGGTAAAAATCCTAACGTGCTTGGCAATGAGATTATCAAAATCAAAATGCCTCATGAAATGTTCGAGCAATTGAAAAACAAACAGGAATCCGGTGAATATGCCTTTCCTATGGTAATGGAAATTCTTTGTGATATTGATATGGGCGGTCAAAATCGCGCTGTTTTGTCTGCGGTTTCCGTTCGTAAATATATTCCGGAAACATTTGAATCTGTTTCTAAACCATCGGACAAAAAACCCGGTGTAAACGAATCTAAGCCTAGTGCTTAAACCATCTTCGTTATAAAACGGAGTCAGTATCATGACCGATGTATTACTGCAAGATTTAATCACAACCGTGATGGTGTGTTCTCAAGCCATTATGGCCGGTCTTGGTTTTGTATCTGGCGTTAAACTAGCATCATTATTGAGTTATTGAGGGTTTTATGTCGGTGCCGGATTATCAAGACTTATTGGGTTATTTATTGGGTGCTTTTATTGTCGGTCTATGTGCTGGTTATGTCTTAGCGGCTTTTAAAATGGCCGCTAAATCTTCATCACGTTAATTTATAGGTGAAACTATGAAAAATTTTTTCAAAAATGGCGGTTTGGTATTGGCCGGTTCTGTTGCGGGTGTTTCCGTTGCTAGTGCTGCTTTGCCTGCTGCTGCTACTACAGCGTTTACTACGTTGTCCGATGATGTTCTGGCGTTGGTTGACTTGGCCTGGACTGCGGCGATTCCGATTACCGTAGCGTTTATCATTCTGAGAATGTTCAAACGCGCGGCCTCGTCTGCTACTTAATCGTTGTTTAACGGTGCCGGTCATGATTAGACAATTTCAAATATTGATTTTGCTGGTTATGGCCGGCTTTTCTTCTTTTGTTTCTGCAGCTTATTATTGTTCTTTTGCTTACGGCTTATGTCCATCACAGACTTCGACGCCTTCGGTTTTTTCTACACCTGAAGCGGCTGGTCAACATGTTTGTAATTATTTAAAGAATTCTTCTTCTCCACCTAGTTCTAATTACAATTATGTGGGTGTTACGCCTACGTCGTATGGTAATTATTCGGTTTCGTGCTGGCCTGGTGCTGGTGAAATTCGTGTTTTTTCTGGGGATATTCCTAATTGTTCTGGCGGTTCGTTGGTTGCTGGTGTTTGTGAATGCTCTTCTGGTATGTCTTTTCAAAATGGGGTTTGCCAATCCATCTGTCCTATTGGTTTGGTTCCTGCCTCTACTGTTCCCGCTTTAAACACTACGCTTGAAACTTGTGTAAATCCAGCTGATCAGCTTTGTTCTTCGATTGGTGTTGATGTAAATGCGTTTATAGCGAAATGTTCTGAAATGATCGATGGGCAACCTAACGCTTGTCGTAATTCCGATATGGGTAATTTTGCGTTGCAAGCTTGTCCTAAATTGCAATGTGAAGATGGTTCCGAGGTTACTTATCCGAATCCTTGTCCTGTGACTCAATGTTCGGAAGGTTTTACCTTGTCCGATGTGCCCGGTTATGGCAAGACGTGTATTAAGCCTTTGCCGGATGATGAACAACAAAACCCTTGCGTAAATGTGCAAGGCTCCGATTCTGCGTTATGTGCTGAAGATGGCCATAACTGTCAAATGGTTAATGGCTCTTTTGTGTGTATCAAGGAAGAAGTTACGCCACCGGCCGGCGCTACCTGTTATGCCATTAATTCAAAAACCTACTGTTTGAGCAATCAGCCGACATTAGAAACCACTCGCGGCACTGAGACTTTGCCCGATGGTTCCGTTCGTACGTCCGAGACTTATCAGCCGTCTGTACAGGGCGTTCCGGCTTCGTCTCGCGTTACTACTCAAAATCCTGATGGTACCGTGACCGTTATTAGTAATGTTCCGTCCGATGTTGCTGCCGCTGCCGGTTTGCAAGCTCAAAAAATCGATTTATCCAAGGTCGAAAAAAATACTAAAGATACTGCCGACAATACGAAAGGTATTCTTGATAAATTGACTTTTGAAGGTGAGGCTCAGTTTGATAAGTCGGCTATTCAATTTAATGATTTGGATTCACAATTAGAATCTGATCGTTCTGAATTTCAGTCGTTTGTGAATCAGGGTAATCCTATGCAGTCTTATGCTGATTCCCATTCTTTTACTACTGCGTTTTCTTCTATGTTACCCGCTGACTCTTCTTGTGCTGGTGGTATTCATACCGTCATATTTGGTAAACATTTCGATTTAGAGCCTTGCGAAAAATTGTCGCCTTTGCGTGAAATATTGGCTTGGTTTTTTGCTGTTATGACTGCTTGGCAAATTATTAATATGACTTCTAAATCTATAACGAGGTTTTAATTATGGGTATTTTTCTTACTGCTTTGTTAAATGGTTTGCGTTGGCTTTTTGTTGGTGTTTTTGGTGCTGCTTTAACTCGTATATTAACTAAGTATGGTCCTGCTATTATTGCTTTGGGATTTATTATTACTGCGATAGTATCTGTTCTTACATTGTATTTAAATACAATGTTTTCTGTTGTTGAATCCATTCATCAAACTATTCCGCAGACTGCTTTAAATGTTTGGGGTTGGGTTATGCCATCGAATGCCATACCTTGCCTGTTGGCGCTGCTTACTGCTCGTTTTTTTGCATGGGTAACTAAAGTCGGTTATGACTTGTTGAAAGTCAAAGCTAAGGCGGTTTCTAGTTAATGCCTGGCTGGATCATCCAAGGCGTACGCGGTGAAGGAAAAAGCCTTTGCGCGGTCGCCAAAATTCGAGAATATTTAAACCGGGGTTGTCCGGTTGCTACTAATCTCGATCTTTATTTAGAAAATCTCTTGCCTGATGAAAATCAGGCTATCGCCTATCGGCTTCCCGACCGTCCTCGTTATGAGGATTTTCTTGCTTTACCGCCTGCTTACGATCCTAAATATAAACTCGAAGATAAGAACGGTTTAATAGTATTGGATGAATTGGCTTTATGGATGAATGCCCGGTCCTGGAAAGAAAAGGGCCGTAAGGAATTAATCGAGTGGCTTTTGCTTTCCAGAAAAGATCATTGGGACCTAATATTATTAACTCAAGATCATGAGTTAATCGATAAGCAGATTAAAAATACCCTATGCGATTATTTAGTTCAGGCGTCCAGAACCGATAGGCGAAAAATACCCTATATTGGGCCTATTCTCCAATTTATGTTTTTGTCCGGTAATATGCCTAAATATCATCTCTATGATGTCTATTATGGTATGTCGTTCCTCGATGCCCGTGTCGAGCAGTGGCGTTATCGGGGGACTGATTTATATGACGGCTATGATACCAATCAGCGGTTTAATGATGGTAACGAAATACTGGGTAAACGACTTATTGATATGCGGGCTATATATACTTATTTGCCTGCCTGTTATTTGACTAAACAAATTTACGTTAATCGATTGCAAACAACAATCGATGACATATTAGACGCTAAGCCTTTAATATTCGATGAGGTGGAAATTATGGCTAAAAAGAAAATAAATCCTGCTGATGCTCAAAGGCCTAAGATTATATTAATGTCTTTATTTTTGGTGGGTTTTCTCGTCTGGCGGTTCGGGTTCGGTGAGGTTAAATTACCGGGTTCCGGCGATTCCTTGAAACAGGTCTTGCCTGTACAAGCTGCGCCCGCGCCTGCCGTATCGTCGTCCAATACGGCGGCTGTGGCGGGTTCTGATAAGGACAAGCCTAGGTTGTCTCCGGTCGGTGGTGGGCCCGCCTTTGTCGATGCCCTGGTAACGTCCTACAGGCCGCGTTTGGCCGCTTTGGTCTCCGGTAAGGATAGAAACGGGGATACGGTAATAACCGGCATGGTTGAATTTTACGATGGTGAACAGTTGGTTGAGCGGTTTATGTTGGATCAGCTTAAATCCTTTGGTTGTTCTGTGGTTCTACGGCCTTATGGGGTCGATATTATGACTGCGGTCGGTGTTTATGCTGTTTCTGCTTGGCCTAGACCTAAAACGGATACTACCGAACCTTTTCGAATTACTGCGCTTAAACCCGTCCAACCTGTTTCCAATATAGTATCTAGTAATTCTGAACAGGATATTGTTAATTAAAATGGAATAATAATAGATTTTAGTTAGTAGCGTACTTTTCTCTGTCAATAGTAGATTTAAAAGAATTTCGGGGGCCCCGAAACATTTATGTTTTGGGTTCCGAAATTGTTTTAAATCTAAGCGTAGCGGCTATTGATCAGCTTGTTTAATTTATGCTGGTAGCAGCCCCCCTAGAGCATAGCGGCGGGGGGGCTTGCCTGCTGGCGAAGCGGTTTTGCGAAAGGGATTGTAGTGGAAATTAACATCTGGTCATTGCTTATAAGCCGTTAGATAAAAATTTATGGAGCGTATGCGTAATAACATTTTTATCTTACGGCTTGTTGCAATGATCAGGTGTTAATTGGAACGGAAAGCCCGGCCCGAAGGGTTCGCCCAATCGATCCGACATTCGATTACCTTGTTTATTCATGATAGATTCGTCCTTATTCATATTGAATAATTGTCAATCACTAACAGTTTTAGGCGTCCGGCCCGGGGGGTAGCAGGGTGGTGTCCGACTAAGCATCAGTTGGCCCTCCTTTTTAAGTGTTTAGGGATTTTTTTAGGGGTGTTTGAGCCGTTAAGCTCGATTTGTCGAGTAGGTGAGTTCCCTAAAAAAATGAGGGTTCCCTGGGCGCTTAAAATGGAGATTAGGCCAACTGGCGAAGGCGCGGCACCACCCTGCTACCCCCCGGGCCGGACGCTATATTGACATAGTGATTGACAATTATTCAATATGAACAAAGGTGGATCGAAAAATCAATAAATAAATTCCGTGAAAGTGAAATCAAACGCTCTTGTATCACGTTACAGACAATATAACGAAACGTCTCAATAGGTTCTAATAAAATGAAATTATCTCAACGTTTTTCTGCTCGGTCTTTGTCAACAAATGGCGCTGAAGATGAAAAGGGGCGTTTGTTTTTCGATCCTGTTAACGGTTTTACCGATTTATCCGAAGTTCAAATTGTGGGTGTCTCGGTCGATACCATTAGGCAGTTATTTTATGGTATTCCGGATGAAGGTCTTATAGACAAGCTTGAAGCACACTTAAAAAACCATGAAGACTTGATTTATTTGGGTGCGCCTGGCGGTATTCGTTGGCATTTTACCAAGATGGGAAAAGTAGCACGCTATCGCTACAAGCTTCAAAACAACGATGAAGGCATTGTTATTCTCTTTGGTTCGTTCTATGAAAAGTTAGATGCTCCTGGCCAGCACCTAAAAATCGAGTTGTCGCCCCATTTCATTTCTCAACGTTCCAAGCTAAAAATCTGGCAACGGCTACACGGTGACTATGGCCTTTCCCGTTGTTTCCTGCATGACCCTATTCCCCGTGGTTGTGCTGTCCATCTTGCTGCCGATTATCAGGGTTTTACCTTCGATTCTGACGCTATAAGCCGTTTGTCTACCTACTCTCGTACTATCAGAACCTTTGATGCCATTTCCGAGATAGATTTGTCTGACTTTTCCGAGGCTGTTGCTTCATATGGCGGTCATTCCACTGAAAAGAATTACCTTATAGGCCGTGCATCGTCTTTTCAGGTGTGTATGTATGACAAGACTAAGGAAATGGTTAAGCGTGACAAGCAGGACTATTATCAACGTGAATGGATGGCGTATTCATTGGGTTTTTATGATCTGGCTAAAAAGGTTCGTCGTCTCGAACTCCGATTTCATCACTCCGTTATTCGTGAGTTTGGGCATGGTATGGAAAAATCTTTAGAGTCTTGGATTGATATTGCCGATTTGCTTACTGACATTTGGCGCTATGGTCTTACTCGTACCCGATTTTCCCTTTCCACGTCTCGCCAATCTGTGATTCATCCTTTCTGGCAACTCTTGATGCAAGATGTTGAATTTTATATGCCTGCCGATGGTGTGCGAATTTGCCGCAAAAAAAAAGAATCCGTCGATCCTATTGCAAAGAACATCAGTCTATTGATCGGCAACATGATAACCCTGTGCGCGCGGTCGGGGATGGATACCAAACAAGTCATGGGGCAGCTTAAACGGCTTACCTTCTACCCTCAGATAGTTAGTTATTACATTTCAAGGGGGCTTTCTGAATCTGATCTGCGGGAAAATGTGGAAAAGGGTTTAGCGCTTCGTCGGATTATTGGGAAGGCCGCTTGATGATGTCACACTATCTTGGTGCCAGGATACCGTGACATTTATTAGATTCGTCAAAATCTATTTTTTTGATCGCTTTTAAAAATCAATAACTTACGATTATGGTTAAAAAAGACGGGCAAAAATGGAAAGTTGATATACGACCCGGCGGTGTCAAGGGCAGGCGTGTTATTCGTCTTTTCGATACCAAGGCGGAAGCGAATTATTTTGAGCGTTTACTTCTATCAGGTCGAATAGAGCCGAAAGGCGATAATCGACGTTTATCTGAATTGGTTAATCTTTGGTATGACTTGCATGGTAGGGTTTTGAATTCTTCGCTTGATACCAAGTCTAGGCTTCTTGCTGTCGCTAAGGCGTTGAATGATCCGGTTGCTTTTGAGTTTTCCGTTTCCGATTTTTCGGTGTATCGGCAAACACGCGTCGATCGAGGCATACAACCAGCCACATTGAACCGTGAATTACAGACTTTAAAAGCAGTTTTTCGCGAATTGAAGCGATTATCTGTTATTGATTACGAATCGCCTATTCAGACTGTCCGAAAGTTGAAACAAACAGGTTCCGAGTTGTCGTATCTAACCGATGAACAAATTACTCTGTTGTCCGATGAAGTTAAAAAATCCCGTAATTCCAGCCTGTATTATGTGGTGATGATTTCATTGGCCACCGGTGCCCGTTGGTCGGAAGCCGAATCCTTGATACATACAAATTGCCGGAATGGCGGTTTTTATTTCGTCAATACCAAAAATGGTCAGTCTCGTTTTGTGCCGGTCGAACCTTTTCTGTTTGACCTGGTGTTTCAGTTTTTACAGAATCAGCCTTTTCAATCCTGCCATTCTGCTTTTAGGTCGGCTCTTAAACGAACAGGTATTAAATTACCGTCTGGCCAACTCGCCCACGTTCTCCGGCATACCTTTGCTAGTCATTACGTGATGAAGGGCGGTAATCTGAAAAGCTTGCAACAATTGCTCGGCCATTCCTCCTTAACTGTTACCATGCGTTACGCTCACCTTTCCCCGGATTTTCATGATGAGGTTAGACAGTTGAATCCTCTTTCCGGTCGGGAATTTTAAAAATGGATGGAAAGAAAGTGGAAAGATATTTTGAGAATATAAAAAAAGGCTTAATGGAATAACCATAAGCCTTTGATTTTAAAACTATTGATGGTGGGTCGTGTGCGATTCGAACGCACGACCATCGCATTAAAAGTGC